GCTAAAGAAGTCAATAGATTAAAACTAAAAGTCCGTGATATGCAGGAACAAGCATTATCTGCCTACTTAGCCGGTAAATTTGACCGTTCAAAGTATCAAAGGTCACTTTAGCCCCTACTTGCGTATTTAATGAAGCAAGGATTTATTGGCAGATTTATTATTGAACTTGTGATCGGGCAAGTAGCGTCAACTATTCGTATGGAGACACGTCTACATTGTTTGACTGTGACAATTTTATCCGTACTTTACATCTTGGCTCCCCTGAATCATTTTACAATGGTTTAAATCAGTATGGTAGTTTACATAAGGATAGGGTTGTTAAGTTAAAAGACGGCTATCGTGACATAAGGTATTATTATCTACCTTATTGCACTCACTACACGACGCATGATGTAAGAACTTCTGTTAAGTGGATGCCGGAGGCTTATGCCACTCAGTCTGAGTTGCATGGTTATAATAATGGATTGTTTACTTATTCAGATATATGTAGACTAGTTGGCTTTCTTGATTTTAAAGTGGCCAGCAAGCGTACAGAGTATTGGGAGCCTTCTTCAGTTTTAGCCAATGTTGTTGCTGAGACGGATGTGGCTAACAGTTTGAAATTTAGTCATGTTTATCCGGAGAAGGTCATGGTAGGTGGTGGGTTTTCCTCAATAGTTGATAACTTGGTTCAAATGGCAACTCCTAATGAATCTAAATATACTTATCTTGACTTTATGAGAGCTTTCGAACTTAGGAAGCATCATCTCAAATTACCATATATGGGCAATATCTTACATATTGACAGAAACAAAGTTCGTTTAAATCCTGAAGCTTATCCTGGTTATGTCTTTGACTTAGCAAGTGGTAACAACAGGCGAAAATGTAAGTTATTGTCAGAAAAGCTAACTAAGATAACTTTTAGGAAAGTACTAAATACTAAACATCATTCACGAGAGCTGTGACGTTTTAGCGTAAAACCTAAAGCGAATAAGTTATCTCATGAAACTAAGAGACTAAAGGCTCGTCCTATTGCACTTTGTGATGATGTGTTAGTTCGTATTGGCGGGTGTATTGCACAAGCAATTACGGACAGGTTACACTTTTGTCCAAGGTCAGAGTTCTTTATTGGACGATCTATGTCTCTTGATGATAGGCGGTATTTAGAGAAAAATATAAATGTCTTTGGGCGCATCTTTGCTTGCCCTGACTTCTCTCAATATGATAACTATAATTATGAAGAAGTAATGGTAGTAGCATGTGCTATACTTTCTGATCTATTTGATGATAGTACAAGCAATTCTAATTATTGATATTACATTACATCTTCTATAGTTGATAAACATGTCATTTTTGAGCCTGGAGTGATCGTTAAGATTATGAAGGGTCTGCCATCAGGT